ATATTTTACTAATCATAAGTTTTATAAATTTTCATAAATATTTTACAAATCATAAGTTTTATAATTTTTCATAAGTTTTATAATTTTTCATAACTTTTATAATTTTTCATAACTTTTATATTTTTTTATAAGTTTTATAATTTTTCATAACTTTTATAATTTTTCATAACTTTTATATTTTTTTATAAGTTTTATAATTTTTCATAACTTTTCATAAATATTTTACAAATCATAACTTTTCATAAATATTTTACTAATCATAAGTTTTATAAATTTTATCATCAATCATAAGTTTTTATAAATTTTCATAAATATTTTACTAATCATAAGTTTTATAAATTTTATCATCAATCATAAGTTTTTATAAATTTTCATAAATATTTTACTAATCATAAGTTTTATAATTTTTCATAACTTTTCATAAATATTTTACTAATCATAAGTTTTATAATTTTTCATAACTTTTCATAAATATTTTACTAATCATAAGTTTTATAAATTTTATCATCAATCATAACTTTCATAAATATTTTACTAATCATAAGTTTTATAAAATCAATAGTTTTATCAAATATCTTATCATCAAAATTATTTTCACTAATCAAAACTTTAATAAAATCAATAGTTTTATCAAATATCTTATCATCAAAATTATTTTCACTAATCAAAACTTTAATAAAATCAATAGTTTTATCAAATATTTTATCATCAAAATTATTTTCACTAATCAAAACTTTAATAAAATCAATAGTTTTATCAATATCAATTCATAAAATTAAATATAAATTATAAAAACCTATAAAAATATAAAATGGAATGGAATAGTGTTGATTTCAAAAGATGGATAATGTATGGATGTCCTAGACATTATGGAGTTAAAAAATTAGATGTATCATGTATAGATTTAGTATCATTAGAATGCATTGAAAAATTGCCAAATTTGACACACTTAAATTGTTCTTATAATAAAATATCATCATTGACTCCATTATTAATTTTACCAAACATAACATTTTTGAATTGTTCATTTAATTCATTATCATCATTAAATGGTCTTCAAAATTTAAAAAAGTTAATAACATTAAATTGTAGTTATAATAATATTGTAATATTGGATGGTATAAAAAATTGTGTAAATTTAATATATTTGTATTGTGATAATAACAGGATAATATCACTTAATTATATTGAAAATTTAACAAAAATAATAGAGTTAAATTGTAGCATCAATAAATTAAATTCATTAAAAGGTATTGAAAATATGAAAAATATACAAAAATTATCTTGTTGTGATAATAATTTGGAATCATTAAATCTTATAAAATATTTGGTTAATCTAAATTCAATATCGCATGATAAAAATAAAAACATTGATTTTGATATTGATAAATTATTAAACCAAAATAATTCATTTGTAAAAAAACATTCAAATAAAAATGTTCAATGGTCTGATGAATTAGAAAATATTTATATTATTTGATTAAATCAAATTTATTCTTTAATAGTTGTAATAGAAAAAGTTATTGTATTAATATTATTTCCAAAATTAACAATTTCATTTTTATCTGATGTTATTTTATTTCTAAATTGTATTATTAAACATGGTAACTCAGTTATTGGTATATTAAATTTTGATATTTTTTGTTCAAATTTTCCATTTGGTTGAATTACAGCAAATGGTTTTGTATTATCTATATTTTTTATGTATAAATATATTTGTTTTGTAATAAATGTACACATTTTTTCTGATCTATAAAAAGAACTATCACAATAATTTTTTTTCATAAATCCCAATAAAGGTGCTATTGAATTATTTTCACAATCTATTTCAAAATTTTCATCATCATTATTTTTAATAATAATATAACCATTATCATTTGTGATTGATATATTACTATTTTCATTTTCCAATAATTCATTAAATGTGTCAATTAATTCATCCAAAGAATATGATCCTTCATCCAATGTAAATTCATGACCATCAATTATAAATGTTCCATATTCATCTGTTATTTCAGGTTTAAATTTTATATCAATATTTTTAATTGTAATATCACTCACATTTAATAAACCATCATCTCCCTCTTTTTTATCATAATCCTTAAAATCATACATATAACTGCCCGAATTTGTATATTCCTTTGAACTTGCAATAATTGTATGAATATTAAATTTTTCTTTTTTTTCATCTTTTTTATCTGGTTTTTTATTTTGTTGATTTGTATTTTTTTTACTTAATAAATTTTTTGGTGTAATTTTTTTTAATTCATTTTTATTATCAACTTTTTTTATTGATACAACTTTTTTAATTTGGTTTTTTTTTATAACTGGTGAATTTGATGATTTAGATGATTCTGATTTTTTTGATGATTCTGATTTTTCTGATGATTTGGATGATTCTGATGATTCTGATGATTTTTTTGATTTTTTTTTATGTACTTTTGATTTGACATATTTATTTAATTTTTTATTTTTTTCATTATTCTTTTTTTTTAATTCTAAAAACATTGCTAATTTATCATTTGATGTCATATTTTTAATGTTTTTCTTTTTTTTTTTATTTTTATCCGATGAATTGGAAGAATTAGATGATTTGGACGATTTGGACGATTTGGACGATTTGGACGATTTGGACGATTTGGACGATTTTGATGATGATGTTTTTTTTCTATGTTTATTTTTTTTTTTATTTTTAACCATATCTACCATTTTACCTATGTCATCAGGATCCATATTTAACAAATCTTGAGGTGTCATTTTAAATTCTGGTGCTATTGATGAACTTAATTTTGTATTATTTCTCTTTAATTCCTCATATTCATTATTATTATTTTGTGACATCATTTGTATTAATGTTTGCATCATTTGCATCATGTTTTCATTTCCATTATTTTCTTGATTCCCTTGATTCCCTTGATTCCCTTGATTCCCTTGATTCATTTGATTCTTCTGATAATTATTTTGCATTCCATTTTCTTGTTTGAACATATTATTCATATTATTTCCTCCATTCATATTATTCATAATATGTTGTTGATCTTTCATTAAATTTGAAATATTATCATCAATATTGGTATTATTTCCCCAATTCATACCATTATCATAATTCATACTTCCTCCATATCCCCCTCCTCCCCCATATCCTCCATAATCCCCAAAACCCCCACTATCAAATCCTCCATTGCTTGCATTGAATCCATTATTCCCATTATTTCCATTATTCCCATTATACATATTATTTCCATCATTATTTTTGTCTTCCCTATTGCTTGTTTGAACTCTTGAATCAGTACCATCAAGTCTAAAATTAATTGATGGCGGTGATCTATTATCATAATTATTTGAATAATTATTTTGACCAAATTCCCCTCCCATATTGCCCCCTCCCATAGGATGCCCTGTCATTGGATCAATATTAAAATTGCCCCCGTTATATTCTCCTGTTCTTTCTAACATTCTTCTATCTAAATCGCTTTTTATATCCCTTTTTGATTTGTCCTGAAGATTTTCTCCCAAATTTTCGCCTGTTAAAAATTTCTTACCAACTGAACCATCTGCAGCTATAAATTCCCCATCTTGATAATTAATAGATGCATAACCTCCAAATCCCCCATCCATGCCATTAAATTGTTGTTGATTATCTTGTTCTTGTTGTGTTCTTTTTGGTCTTTTTGATTTTTTATTATCAACATTATTATATTGATCAATTGGTCTGGATTTATCAATTTGTCTTGATTTATTTGGCATTAATTTGTCAGAACATATTTTATCACAACTATCAAATGTTTTTTTATTTAATATTTTTACAATTTTATCAGGCGGGGCTTTATTTAAATGTTGTTTATTTTGCTCATACACATTTCTCATTTGATTTTTTATTAAATTTGAACAATAATTCATTTGAGCATCATTATTTATACCATATTTTTCACATAATTTATCAGACAAAAAACCTAAATTTCTTTTTGATAAAAATTGTTCCTTAACATTCATGTATTATACTAATGTCAAATACTAAATATTTTATATTATTCACGCAAGATATAAAATAGTTGTTAATGTTGTTATTTTAATGATTTGTAAATGGTTTTGTTGATTTGATAAAATTATTAGTATAAATTGATGAATTGATAAAATTATTAGTTATTAGAACATTTGATTATTAGAATATTTGATAAATTATTAGAATAAATTAATAGAATTATTAGTTATTAGAACATTTTGATGAATTAATAAAATTATTAGTTATTAGAACATTTTGATAAATTATTAGAATAAATTAATAGAATTAATAGAATTGATAAAATTATTAGTTATTAGTTACTATTTATTATTCAATAATAGTAAATTTAGCATAAGGTCTTTCCAATTCATCATAACTACTCATATCATGAAAATAACCACAAATTTTTATTTCATCAATATAAAATTCAATATATTTTATGTACTCATCTTCAAATCCATATTTGTCAATATGACTATATGTTTTACAAATTTCAGTAATTGTTCCACCTAATTTTTTTACATAATCCTCTAAATTATAGTATTTAATATTATGTTTGGATTCAATAAATTTATCAATATTAAATTTGTTGTTATTTTTTTCCATTATTATTTGTGATAATTATATTTTTTAAGTAAATAATTTATTAGTTCATCAACATCTGTAATTAACATAATATCTATAATGTCTTGTTTTGGTAAATTGCATTTGTGATAAGAACACCATTTGAAATATTCCGAATGTATTTTTGGATATGAAATTTGAAATTCAATAACAACTTTTTGAATCACATGCCAAAAATCAGGTTCATTTTTTTTATTTTTAACCATTTTTTCTATTGTAAATTTATTAATATTTTTTTCAACATAATCTATCAATTCTTCTGATTTTGGAAATAATTTAATATATTTATTTTTAGTTAATGTAAAAAAATCATGATAATTATTTATTATTAATTTTACACCATTGTCATAAGTATTAATTTTATGATCCCAAGGTAATTTTTGTTTTATTTTAAGACAACCATTTATATATTTATCAAAATTTGTTATGATATTGATAATTGTATAGTACATTTCATTAAATAAATATTTTTTTCTATTTTTTAAAAATAATTCATCATGTTTTTTATATTTTATTCCAAATTTTTTGTGTAAAACCTCACCATAATCAATAGCAGTAAGATGTAATCCATTAAATGGTATTTTTTTATTTAGAAAAGTAAAAGTTTTTTCTTTTGTTTTATTTAACATTATATTTTGTGCATGTAAATCCCCATGAGAATATCCACCATCATATAATATCATCATCATGTTACATATTTGTAATATGATAGAATATGTTTTATTTACTGATATTTTATTATCAATTAAATATTGTCCTAATGTTTCATTACTTTTATATTCTGTTAACATTTTTATACACCAAGTACTTTTATCTAATTCCAATAATTTTTTATCTTTAATTTTATGATCTCTTATTTGTTTATGATTACAATTATTTATTATTTCATATCCATATAATTTGGTAAAAAACATTTGTTGTTTTGGTTTTAATTTATCAATATAATCATATAAATCAAGTTCTCTCCATAAAGCATTTTTATAATTTTTTATTCTATCTTTTGGTAAAATATGTTGTATTTTCAAAGCATAAAACTTTTTTTTATAATCAACCAAATAAGTTGTTCCATACAAACCACTTCCTAATGGTTTACGAAATATCAGTTCCTTAAAATCAATATTATCCATATATATTATTTATGTGTTAAAATTAATAATTTATCGGAATGATTAATTAAAATTATTAATTATCAGAATAATTAATTAAAATAATTAATCATTGTCTTAAAAGTATTAATTATTAGAATAATTAATAATTTATCAGAATAATTAATTAAAATAATTAATCATTGTCTTAAAAGTATTAATTATTAGAATAATTAATAATTTATCAGAATAATTAATTAAAATAATTAATTAAAATAATTTATAAAAATATAAAATATATGCAAAATAATTTTACTCAGAGTTACAATTCAACAAATAATATAAATAAGGCATTTTCAAATAATAAAGAAGTTATTGGAAAGCCAGATTTTACAAACAGGGGCAACATGATGCATAATAATATGGGAGACAGTTTGAAAGATAAAATAATAACAGAATATAAATTACATATTAATTCAAAAGATAGAGATACAACAACATATCCATCACCATTTCATTTTAAATTACAATTTGGTTCTACTCAATCATTTTCAATTAATAAAAAATTCACACAAGTAAAATATATAACTATTGATAATCTTATTTTACCAAAAAATGTTGCTATTGATGTAAGCCGTGTTTCAGAATCAATCATTTGTCCAGCAGGATCAGAATTTACAACTAATGTTTTAAATTCAATAAATCCATTGACAAAATTAACTGCAAATAAATATATAGTATTAAAAATCAATGAACTTGATAATATAAAAACAATGTCAACATCATCAGAATTAAATGGAAATTCATTTATATTTTATCGTGACAAATGCATGGGTATTGATTCCGATTTATGGAGACCAATACATGGTACAGTTGTATTTTATACATCATATTTATTTACATTATCAAATATGACAATATCATTGTATGATTTTATGGATAATCCTATTAAAATAGTTGATCATGAAAATAATGATATTATAAAATATAATATAACAGGATTAAATCAAAATTATATAAATTATATTGATAATACAGATTCAGTATCATCAACTTATACAAATAATATAATACAAATGAATATTTTAATGTCAGTTGGAGTTATTGAGAATGAACTAACTATTAATAATTATTAATAACTATTGATAACTATTGATAACTATTGATAATTATTAATAACTATTGATAACTATTAATAATTATTGATAACTATTGATAATTATATTTTGTTGATAAACATTGTTTTCTTGAATAATTAGATCCACCATATAAATGCATAATAAAAGAATTATCAATACATTTACCAAAACTTCTTATAAATTCATTTGTTAAAACTGTTGTATATTGTGAATACTTATCAGCAATTTGTATATTCATTTGTCCCTGTTCATAACAAGGTCCTGCCCAATTTCCATTTAAAAAATTACTATTTTTTTTAAAACAATTTTTATCCACATTATCCAAACAATCTTGTAAAAATTGTTTTCCTATATGACTATTTTTAATAATAAATATTCCTGCATTGATAATATCAAGTTTTTTAATATTATCACTGCCAACAAATATATGTGAATCATATAAATTAATAATATCATTAATATCAATAAAATCTTTTTTTATTGAACTGTCTGAATCCATCCAAATGACATAATCATAATTATCATTTTGTAATTCACTTAATACAATTTTAATTTTACACCAATACACATTATCATCACATTGATTTAAAAATTTATAATCATAACCCCATTTTTTTGCATATTCAGTAATATTTTTATTATGTATGAAAATATATTCATTATTTCTATTATCAAATGTAACAAATAAAATTTTATTTTTTTTATTATTTTTTATTGGCAATTTATTATTATTAATTAATTTTGTCATCACATTATTTGATGCAATAAATTTTTTTGAATAATTATTATCATCATTTTTCAGTTTATTATTAATAATAATATCATTTATAATATCATTTATTATAGTTGTGTTTTCAGTTTTATCAATAGTTGTATTATCAAGTTCATTAATTGGTTCATTAATATTATTAATATTTTGAATACTTTGAATATCTTGAATACTTTGATTGTTAAAAGGTTCTGATTTAGTAATAAAATACACTGTAATCAAAATTATTATAAATAAAATTAATGAAAATATTATTATTAAAATTAAATTTTTATTATTCATTATAATATTGACAAATTTAAAAAAAATTAATAAGGTAGAAAAACATTTATTCAAAATAAACATTTCTCTGCATTTATTTGAAATAAACATTTCTGCATTTATTTACACGATAATCCGGTGTTTTTGATAAACAAATTTCTTCAAATGTATCACCTCTTAATAATCTTTTAATAAAATTAATTGAATATACACCACATTCTGAATTACCATATTGATGTCTTGTTGCATTATATGAAACATCTAAACTTTTTCTGTTTAATTTTTTGATACAATACAATGCAATTTTTCTCATGAAATGTCTAATATTTTGATGAGGATATAATCCATAAGAATCAAAAAAATAAATTTGTCCCTTAGAAATATCTGAATACAAACCCACCCAATGTGATCCTGATTGATCATGTCTATCTAAATTAAATACTGCTCCAATTTTGGTTTTACCATTAGAAAGTAAATTATCAAAATTTATATTTTTAAATCCATAATTGTCAAATTTATTAAAATCAATAGGTACTGTTCCCAAATATTTAAAATCTTTATATTTTTTTTCACTTTGTTCCAATACATCATTTATATTTAATGTATTTAACCATTCAAATTTTCCACTTGGTCCTTCTGGTCTAAATGTATATTTTTGTAATTCAATTTTTAAATTATTTTTTAAATTTCTTATAAAATCTTGTTTTAACCAACATTTTTGTGTTGTACATTTATTTCCAAATTTATTTTCAAATTGTTTAAGAAGATATCTTTTGTATTTACTTGGATTTAATATAGCAATATTATTATCAAGTGAAATACTTGTTTTTGGATATTCTTTATTATATGCAATAGCCATTTCAATTAATAAATTTAAAGCAATACATGAACCATCATCAAATGATAAATGTTGAGAACATTTTTTATTTTCATCATCATTCATTATCTATAAAAAAACTGAAGAAAATTAATATATTTGTTAGTTAGACAAATGAATTATATTAATATTATTATAAATAAAATTGAAAATTAAACAATTTACATTATTATATTAATATACAAATCAATTAAACATATAATAACACAAATGACAACTAAACAAAATAGTACAATAAGTGAATTAATTAAAATTAATAGAAAAAACAAAATATTTATTGAAAAAATAAATGTTATTGATAAATTATTAACATTATATCCAAATTTACAAAAAGATGAAATATATATTTTAAATTCCATATTTGCAAGTGATCTAAATAAACATATTTTAAAAAAAATTAATATTAATGATGAAAAATATTATATTGATACAATTGGAAATATACTAAATAAAAATGTTAGTCTTGTTGGATTTTGGATAAAAGAAGAAGATGAAAGTATGAAAATAATTTTATTTGATGATACAAAAAATAAAATTAAAATTATGAAAAAAAAATTAAAATTTTGTTTTAACAATTAAATAAAATTTAAATTATGATTTTGTTTTAACAATTAAATCCCCTTTTTTTTATTAATTTAATGAGTGATTCATTAGTATTTTTACTATCATTTGTATCATAATCATATAACAATTCAGCCAATTTCATTATTTTTTCTATATTTTCTTCTGACATTTCATTGTCTTTATTTTTTATAAATTTACTTTCAACAGTTAAACTTTTAATATAATCAAAAAATAATTTTGATTTCATTTCATCTTTTCTAAATAATTCAACAAAATTCCATATTTTTTCTATTTCAGGAAGAACATTATTAAACCATTCTTTGTCTCTATTTATAGTAACACAATGGCTAATATCAAGCCTCCAATATATGATTCTATCAATATAATAATCATTTACATTAAGTGTTGGATCTAACAAAGTTTGTTTATGATAATTAGTTATGACTTCATGAATCCAATTATCACATTCATAAGGTGTCATATCAATTTTTGGTGGATAAATATGTTTTGAATATGCATATACAAATTCACAATAATCACAATTATCAGGATCTTTTTTTTTCCAATAATTACAATAATGATTTTTTGAATGTTCACACTCAATTACTTTACCTCTTAATAAATATTTAATATAATCATCTAATTCTGCATCATTAAATTTGTCTAAATTACAATTAGATATCATTATTTTTTTGAATTCATTAAAATATTCTTTTGTTGATTCTGGTGATTTTTTATATTCATTGTATTTATTTTTATATTCATCAAGTTGTTTTATAAAATCATCTGAAAAATTTGGTATTCTTTTTGGTAACAATTGAATAATAACTCCCTTTTCATATCCATTTGTTTTTGATCTGAATGATTCATTTAAATCAGTATCTTCTAAAAATTCATCTCTTCCTTCATATTCAAATAATTTACATTGCCAAAAATCACATTCATCCAAATCACAACATTCTAATTGTAATTGAACTTGATCATAATAATATATTGGACATATTCCTCCCTTAATTTCTCCATCCATGTTTATTTTTCTTGTTACAGGACATTTAATTTCTAACATTCTCCCTACATGTTTTGTTTGATGTTGTTTATCATATTTATAAGAACTAATAATACCATCAGGACTTGCTGCCAAAAATTTACATGTTGGATGTACTATTAAACCAAATTCATGTACATTAACATTCATTCTATATTCATATATCATAGTTGCTATTTGTTCATATTTATTACCATGATAACAATTAATATTAGATTGAAAAGGGGGATTCAATACTTTTTTTTGGATAAATTTATAAAATGGTTCATAATGATTTTCTCCAATTACACATCCTCCATCTGATGCTGTCACTTTACCATTTCTTAATTCTAACCATTTTAAAGATTTTTGAGCAGGAAATTCAAGTTGCATTAATTTTTTTACAATATTTTGTCTTTTCTTTATTTTTTTATCACTCACATCATCATCAAATTGTTCTCCATATATTGTTGTTGTATATGGATGATGTTGTATTTCTGTATTTGTTATTGTATTTTTTGAACATATTTGACACATATTATTGCTTGCATTGCTTACATTGCTTGCATTTTTTGTATTGCTTGCATTTTTTATATTGCTTACATTTTTTGTATTTTTTTCATCTATTTCTTTTAAAGGTTCATCATTATTACTAATACATTTTGACATAACATTATCCCAACTGAAATGTTTTTTTTTAGAATTATCTTTTGAACTAACTTTATTGACTTTATTATCTTTATTATCTTTATTATCTTTTGAATCAACTTTTTTATTAAAATTATAAAAACTACTTTCTTTAATTTTACTAACCATTGTTTTATAATCCATATCTGATTTTTCTTTTGTGTTAAATGTAATTTTTCCTTTTTTTAGAAAAGTATATTTACACATTATTTTTTGGATATGTTCTATATTGTATTCCTCATTATTCAAATGTTTAAGAATATAATTAGCTGTTTTATCAAATTCACTTAATGTCACATTGCATGTAATACCACTTAATTTGGTTTTAATATACTCTTTTGACATTATTTACTATGATATTATATTATTACTATTTTTTATATTACTGATATTGTTTAATTCAAATAATTTCAATTTTAATTCAATTTAAATTCAATTTTAATTCAATTAATTTCAATTAATTTCAATTGGTTTCAAATAATTTTATTAATTCTGATACAAATAATAAACAAATTGCTAAAAAAATCAATGTCAAACCATAATAAGATAACCTATTATTACTAACAATTGTATTGATTGACAAATTAAATGTAATTATATCCAAAAATAAATAATACCATGTATTATATATTCCTACAAATACATTTGATTGAAATTCATTATTACTTGAATTTTTAGTTGTTTGAGTTATTTGGTTCATTTGGTTCATTTGGTTCATTTGGTTCATTTGGTTCATTTGGTTCATTTGGTTCATTTGGTTCATTTTGTCCAATTGAATTTGATTTTCTAAGGTTGATTTTTTATTTTGTGTATTTTTTTCTGTTTCAAACATGTCATTAAATTTTCCTAAATCAAATGAATCATTATTATAATTGTCATTATTATTTGCATTCATATATATTTTATATAAATAAAATTGAAAAATAAAGAATATATATAATAATATTATAGATACAATAGTATATTACTATAATGATGTATTTATTGTGTCCAACATGTGGGGAATTATTAGGTAACAAACAATTGGTATATGAACAATCTTTAAAAAATATTTGTGAAGAAATGGGTATAGATAATGATATGATTTCTCAAGGGTTATCAGAAAAAGAGGGTGAATTTAAAAGTAAAAGGTGTGAATTAGTAAATAAATTATGCAGAAAACAATGTTGTAAAATTCAAATGATAACTTTTGTTGATATAGTTAGTTTGATAAAAGGATAGATTTTTATTTATTATTACTATATTATGAGTAAAATATGTAATAAAAAATTTTCATTTGTTAAAACATTTGATGAAAATGAAAAAACAAAAGAAAAAAATACATTTTATCAATTGTGTCAATTTAAAGATCCAATAACAAAAAAATATAAAACAAGAAAAATAATATTTGATGAAAACTTTAATATATTAAAAATGTTTGAAAGGGAATATTCTTATGATGAATTAAATATTTTTATTAAACATCATAGACAAAATAAATTTAAAATGTATCCATCAACTGATATAAATTGTATTGAACTACCTGAAATAACTGATATAATGAGTTCAAAATCAGAATTACTTAATAATAATAGTAAACATTATGATTTTCAAAAATTCTAAATGATATTATTTTATTCTAAATAATATTATTTAGAATTGTTCAAAATCAGAATTACTTAATAATAATAGTAAACATTATGATTTTCAAAAATTCTAAATGATATTATTTTATTCTAAACAATATCATATGAAAAAATTGTATCATTATATGTATTTAATGGTTTAACTTTTGATTTAAAAATAAATTTTGTTTTATTTTTAATTCCATTATCATAAATATATTTATTATTAATATATTCAACATTATTCATATATTTATTTAATATATTATCAATTGAATCAATAGAATGTTTTAATTTATTGTCATATTTTTTATTTGGAACTAAACTAAATATAATAGAATTTAAAGCATTCATTATATTTCTTTTTTCATTATCCATTACATCATAATTATTACCTGCCATTGAATTATTCCTCATCAATTCATCATATCTAATAAAAAAAATATCAAGATGTTCAACAATATTTTGATATACAATTGGATTATATGCATAAAAATCTTGTATAGAAAATAAATAATTTATAATATCATTTTTTGTATTAAGTGTATTTGATAATTTAGGTGTTATGTAATCTAACTTTTTTAATTTATTATGTTTTAATTTTATATTATTTGTTTGATTTAGATTTGTATTTGTTTGATTTAAATTGTCAGTATTTTCTATAAATTTTTCTAATAATCCTAATTGTTCTGTTATTTTTTTAATAATAAATGAATAATTAATTATACAAATAAATAAAATAATTATTATTAAAATGTATTTTATCATATATAATATGTGTTTTTTATTTTTTTGATTTGATTTTTGATTGTATTTTTGATTTTGCTTTAGATTTAGATTTGGATTTGGATTTGGATTTGGATTGTTTTTTTAATTTTATTTGTCTTTTTATTTTTTCATTACTTTTATTATCATCAGTTTCTTTTTTTTTGAAAAACTGACCATGTTTTAGAAATATTTTGTGTTTTAATTTAAAATTTTCTGGATTATGAATTTCATTTCCTGATGTATTTAAAAATATCCATTTAACTTTAATTTCTCTTGTTGGTTTATAAATAAATATTGATGATTGTTTAATTTTTCTTTTTTTTTTTGATTCTTCCAAATGATCAATTGCCTGACCAAAGCATGGAATAATAAAACTTTGAAATAAACTTGGTTCAAGTAATGTTTTATTATGTTTAGTCAAATAAAATTTTCTCATTTTTAATAAATTTGATATCATTATATTATGATATTTTTGGGCATTATTATTATTTAAAATTTTTTGTGAAAATCCTAAAACCATTTCCATTAATAATAAATAGTCAAATGAACCAATTTGAATAAATCCTGATTTGTAATTTATTTTTGTTATTGGACAACATCTTTTTAGATAATCATAAATTTTAACAATTGTTTTATTATTATATATTATTTCAACACTATAATCAGTAAATGACCATAAAGGATAATGTTGTTTAAAATTAACATCTAAATTCATCATTTTAGCCTCATTTTTTATTAATTTACATAAATTTACTGTATCATAATAATAATTAGTTGATACAATTTGATATACACAAGAATTTAATGCTTTAATATTTTTATCATTAATTTTTGTTTCATTTACTAAACAATTATAAGCAACATCACCAAATAAATAAACTGATTCATTATTTATTATAAAATTATCAATAATATCTGTCAATTTTTTATTTTGTTTGTATGTAATTTTTAATGGTTCATCATATTTTTTAAATGGATAATGTTTTTGTAATAAATATAATCGTTTAATTATTCTTTTCCATTTCCATGAACTAAATAATGGTTCTGACATCATCCTATACAAATCAATCATTACAAATGATGGATGAGTGTATCTTATATTATCTATTTCAATGAAAGGTATTTTATCATATATATTTGATGGTACATATGATATATCAATTGCATTATATTTTTTTGTGAATATTTTATATGTTTCCTTATGTCCTGCTTCTGTTCCATATGCATCAGTAAATCCTTCTGAAAAAAGTAAATCACATAATTCTTTTATATCTTCTATTGGTGTTGGTGAATAAACATCAATATCTGGTGCTTCATCAGTATCTAAATTTCCATAAAATGCATCATTATTGTTTTTATTTCTAATTACCATATTTTGTGAATATCCTCCATATATTTTTCTTTTTTTGTCTTTAATAAATTTTAATGTAAGTTCAACTATTTTTCTAACTTCTCCCAATGTTGTTTTTTGTATTTCTTTTTTATTGCTAATTTCATCTGATGATTTATTTATGTTTTCTGTTGTTTCATCTGATTCTGATGAATCTTTTGATTCTGTTGATTCATCTGATTCTGTTGATTCTGTTGATTCTGTTGATTCTGTTAATTTTTTAGTATCAGCTTTTCTTGGATGTATTTTTTTTCTTATTTCAACAATATCATCAACTATCTTATCTATATGAACATCAATTATCTCCAAATCTTTTGATGTGTAAAGTTCCATAATTATAAATTATTATTATAAAATAAGTCTTGTTTATAATAATTAAAATAAAAAAATTAATCCCTTTTTTCAAATAAAAATAAAATCCATTTAATTTTTAATCCCTCATCTTCATATATTTTGTAATCAAATATAATTTTTGAATTTGAAAATATAAATTTATTAATATGTTTAACAAACATTTTTAAAAATAACCCTTGTTTTGATTTGTAATATTTAACAACATTAATAGTATTATATACTCCCATTTGATTGTATTTCATTTTAAATCTATTTTGATTGTCATTACAAATTATCCATTCATCATCTTCAAAATAACATTCATCAACTATATTTTGATATCTTTTTAATTCATTTAATGTTATATTAATTAATTCACTAATTGAATCTGATTTATGATTATCTGTTGGTTGATAATTTAACAATTCAAATGTCAATATATCTTTTATTCTTTGATTGTCTGTCATAATTTCATTATGATATAATTTTAATAATTCTGTATCTATATTTTTATTATCATTATTATATAATTTTCTAATATTTTCAACAACATCATTATTTTGAACATTATATAAAAATTTTGCCCCAAATATTTCTTTTTTATTTAATTCCATATATTATGTTGTTTATTTAACAAAATAATCTTTAAATTATTATTTTTTTAATAAAACAAATTATAAATTAATCTGAATCATCTGATTCATTTGTTTGATCTGATTGATCTGAAATACCTGATTCTGATAATTCATCACAAATATTGATATATTCTGATAAAGTTATTTCTGTAATAATTGCATTGATTGAATCATAAACAATATTTTTTTTCAATATTTTTTTATCAACCATGCTTACTAATAATGCTTCTGCTTTTTCTTTTTTTGAATTATTAGTTATTTTTCTTGTAATAAATTCCTTAATTCTATCATGTTGTTGAGGTATTGATAATTTATTCCATTTCCAATGTAATGTATTGTCATTTACTTTTTTATAAATATTATCAAGATTACTTACTTTTGGTATATGTTCTTCTGTGTTAGTTTGGACATTTAATGATGCTAATATTACTTTTAATTCATCAATTCTTTTTGAATCTGTATTTTTAATTTCATTTAATTCTGAGGCATATCTTTTTATTTTATTTGACATGACAATGTCATTCATAATATCATCAACTTTCATATAGTTCTCCATGTTTTTTGTATATTATACTATTTATTTATTTGTATGTATATAAATACTATTTATTTCAATTTTTAATGGGATATTTTATGAAAATTGTGATTTACTAATAAAAAATTGAAAATATAATTATTTGATTATTGTATTATCAATATAATATTAAAAACAAAATAATATGTGGAAAATTAAGGATTTTAAAAAATGGAATAAATGTGGAAGACCAATTAATGAAAATGTTATTGAATTAAATATATCATGTCAAAAAATTAAAACATTAGGAATTTTGGAAAATTTGGTCAATTTGGAAAAATTAGTATGTTATTACAATAAATTGACATCATTAGAAGGAATGGGAAATTTGAATAGTTTACTATACTTAAAAGTATTAATTTGTGGATATAATCAATTGACATCATTAGAAGGAATAGAAAATTTGGTTAATTTGAAAAAATTAAAGTGTAATAATAATAAATTGACATCATTAGAAGAAATAAAAAATTCAGTAAATTTGAAAGAATTATATTGTCATGACAATCAATTAACATCATTAGAAGGAATAGAAAATTTAATCAATTTGGAATATTTAAATTGTTATAATAATCAATTGACATCATTGGAAGAAATAAAAAATTTAGTAAATTTTAAAATATTAGATTGTGGAAATAATCAATTGACATCATTAGAAGGAATAGAAAATTTGGTTAATTTGAAAAAATTGGATTGTAGAAATAATCAATTAACATCATTAGAAGGAATAGAAAAATTGGTAAATTTGGAAATATTAAATTGTGAATATAATCAATTAACATCATTAGAAGAAATAAAAAATTTGATTAATTTAAAAGAATTAAATTGTAATAATAATCAATTAACATCATTAGAAGAACTGAAAAAATTAATTAATTTGACAGATTTTAATTGTGAATATAATCAATTAACATCATTAGAAGGAATAGAAAATTTGCCTAATTTAATTTCACTGAGTTGTTATGACAATCAATTAACATCATTTGAAAATATAGAAATTTTTGTAAATTTAATAAAAACCAATGAAGACATAAAATATAATATGGGATATGATTTTATAAAATCTTGTGATTATGTGGAATTGGAAAATGATTATATTAAATTGGAAAAATTATTTTACAAACTAATGAATTGTATTGAAAGTAATAAAATTAATGAATATATTAAAGAAATAGAACAAATGATTATTGATTTGAAGGGATTTACAAAATATGTTTTAAAATAAATTATTTTATAAAAAAAAATTGAAAATACAATTATTTGATTATTGTATTATCAATATAATATTAAAAACAAAATAATATGTGGAACATTCATGATTTTAATAAATGGGATAAATGTGGAAGACAAATTAATGAAAATGTTATTGAATTAAATATATCATATCAAACAATTAAAACATTAGGAATTTTGGAAAATTTGGTCAATTTGGAAAAATTAGTATGTTATTACAATGAATTGACATCATTAGAAGGAATAGGAAATTTAATTAATTTACAGGAATTTGATTGTTCTAATAATCAGTTAACATCAATAGAAGAGATAGAAAATTTAGTCAATTTGAAATATTTATATTGTCATGATAATCAATTGACATCATTAAAAGGAATAGAAAATTGCGTTAATTTGGAATATTTAAATTGTTGTAAGAATCAATTAACATCATTAGAAGAAATAGAAAATTTAATCAATTTGGAAGAATTAGATTGTATGAAAAATCAATTGATATCATTAGAGGAAATAAAAAATTTAGTAAATTTGAAAGAATTAGATTGTAAAAATAATCAATTGACATCATTGAAAGAAATGGGAAATTTTATTAATTTAAAAAATTTAAATTGTGGAATTAATCAATTGACATCATTAGAAGGAATAGAAAATTTGGTCAATTTGGAAAAATTAGTATGTTATTACAATGAATTGACATCATTAGAAGGAATAGAAAATTTGATTAATTTAAAAGAATTAAATTGTGATAATAATCAATTAATATCATTAGAAGGAATAGAAAATTTGGTCAATTTGGAAAAATTAGTATGTTATTACAATGAATTGACATCATTAGAAGGAATAGAAAATTTGGTAAATTTAGAAATATTAAATTGTGAATATAATCAATTAACATCATTAGAAGGAATAGAAAATTTGCCTAATTTAAGTTCACTGAGTTGTTATGACAATCAATTAACATCATTTGAAAATATAGAAATTTTTGTAAATTTAATAAAAAACAATGAAGACATAAAATATAATATGGGGAGATATAATTTTATAAAATCTTGTGATTATGTAGAATTAGAAGAATTATTTGACAAACTAATGGAATGTTTTGATAAAAATGAAACTAATGAATATATTGAAAAAATAGAACAAATGATTATTGAATTGAAGGGATATGAAAAATATGTTTTAAAATAAATTATTTTATAAAAAAATTGAAAATATAATTATTTGATTATTGTATTATCAATATAATATTAAAAACAAAATAACATGTGGTATATTCATGATTTTAATAAATGGAATAAATGTGGAAGACCAATTAATAAAAATGTTATTGAATTAACAATATCATTTTCAAATATTAAAAAATTGGGAAATTTGGAAAATTTGGTCAATTTGAAAAGATTGTGGTGTCATAATAATCAATTAACATCATTGGAAGGAATTGAAAATTTAGTTAATTTAGAATTATTATTTTTTCATTATAATCAAATAATATCATTGGAAGGAATAGAAAAATTGGTTAATTTAAAAATATTATGGTGTTATGATAATAAATTAACATCATTAGAAGGAATAGAAAATTTAATTAATTTAAAAGAATTAAATTGTGATAATAATGAATTAACATCATTAGAAGGAATGGAAAATTTGGTTAATTTGAATTTTTTTGATTGTAGAAATAATCATATAATATCATTGGAAGGAATGGAAAATTTGGTTAATTTGAATTTTTTTGATTGTAGAAATAATCATATAATATCATTGGAAGGAATAGAAAATTTAATTAATTTAAAAGAATTAAATTGTGGTGATAATCAATTAACATTATTAGAAGGAATAGAAAATTTTGTTAATTTAATAAAAAATAATAAAGTCATAAAAGATAATATTGAATATAATTTTATAGAATCTTGTGATCATGTGGAATTGGGAAATGATTATATAGAATTGGAAGAATTATTTGACAAACTAATGGGATGTTTTGATAAAAATGAAACTAATGAATATATTGAAAAAATAGAACAAATGATTATTGAATTGAAGGGATTTGAAAAATATGTTTTAAAATAATTTATTTTATAAAAAAATTGAAAATATAATTATTTGATGATTGTATTATTAAGATAATAATAAAACAAAATAATATGTGGGAAATTGATGATTTTAAAAAATGGATTAAAAGAGGAAGACAAATTAATGAAAATGTTATTGAATTAAATATATCATGTTCAAAAATTAAAAAATTAGGAAATTTGAAAAATCTTGTTAATTTGAAAATTTTAAATTGTTATAATAATCAATTGAAATCATTGAAAGGGATAGAAAATTTGATTAATTTAAAAAAATTAAATTGTTATGAGAATCAATTAACATCATTAAAAGGAATAGAAAATTTGATTAATTTAAAGGAATTACATTGTCATGATAATCAATTGATGTCATTAGAAGGAATAGAAAATTTGGTCAATTTGAAAGTATTATTTTGTAATAATAATGAATTAACATCATTGGAAGAAACAAAAAATTTAATTAATTTGACAAATTTATATTGTTTTGATAATAAATTAACATCATTAGAAGGAATAGGAAATTTGATAAATTTAAAAGAATTATTTTGTGAATATAATAAATTAATATCATTAAAAGAAATTGAAAATTTAATCAATTTGAAAAAATTAAGTTGTGAAGATAATTTACTAACATCATTAGAAGGAATAGGAAATTTAGTTAATTTGGAATATTTAAATTTTAACTATAATCAATTAACATCATTAAATGGTATGGAAAATTTAAATAGTTTAATATTTTTGAAAACATTATGGTGTTATGATAATAAATTAACATCATTAGAAGGGATAGAAAAATTAATTAATTTGGAGGAATTATATTGTTCTAATAATAAATTAATATCATTAGAAGGGATAGAAAATTTAATTAATTTGGAGGAATTGTGTTGTTCTAATAATCAATTGACATCATTAGAAGGAATAGAAAATTTAATCAATTTAAAAATTTTAAATTGTTCTAATAATCAATTAACATCATTAGAAGGGATGGAAAATTTAGTTAATTTGATTGCTTTAGAGTGTTATGATAATCAATTAACATCATTTGAGGGAATTGAAATTTTGGTTAATTTAATAAAAAACAATAAAGATATAAAATATAATATTCACTGTAATTTTATAAAATCCAATAGTAATGTTGAATTGGAAAATGATTATGTTAAATTAGAAGAATTATTTGACAAACTAATGGAGTGCTTTAACAAAAATAAAATTAATGGATATATTAAAAAAATAGAACAAATGATTATTGAATTAAAAGGATTTGAAAAATATGTTTTAAAATAAATTATTTTATAAAAAAATTGAAAATATAATTATTTGATTATTGTATTATTGTATTATTAATATAATATTAAAAACAAAATAATATGTGGAAAATTGGTGATTTTAAAAAATGGGTTAAAGATGGAAGGCAAATTAATGAAAATATCACAGAATTAGATATATCATATTCAAAATTTAAAAAATTGGGAAATTTGGAAAATTTGGTTAATTTGAAAATTTTAAATTGTAATAATAATAAATTAACATCATTAGAAGGAATAGAAAATTTGATAAATTTGGAAAAATTAAATTGTGGAATTAATCAATTAATATCATTAAAAGAAATAGAAAATTTGATAAATTTGGAATATTTGTATTGTTATAAAAATCAATTGACATCATTAAAAGGAATAGAAAATTTGGTTAATTTAAAAACTTTATGTTGTTTTAATAATAAATTAACATCATTAGAAGAAATAAAAAATTTGAATAGTTTACTATTCTTGAAAGAATTAAATTGTGCAAATAATCAATTAACATCATTGGAAGGTATAGAAAATTTGGTTAATTTGAAAATTTTAAATTGCAATAATAATAAATTAACATCATTAAAGGGTATGGAAAATATGAATAGTTTACTATTCTTGGAAGAATTATGGTGTTCTAATAATCAATTAATATCATTAAAAGGAATAGAAAATTTGGTTAATTTGGAATATTTGGATTGTTATAATAATCAATTAACATCATTAGAAGGTATAGAAAATTTGGTTAATTTGAAAATATTATATTGTTCTCACAATCAATTAACATCATTAGAAGGAATAGACAATTTGAATAGTTTATTATTGGAAGAATTATATTGTAATGACAATCAATTAATATCATTAAAAGAAATTGAAAATTTGGTTAATTTGGAAATTTTAAATTGTAATAATAATAAATTGACATCATTAAAAGAAATTGAAAATTTGGTTAATTTGAATGAATTATTGTGTTCTAATAATCAATTAACATCATTAGAAAAAATAGAAAATTTGGTTAATTTGAAAAAATTGGGATGTTGTTATAATCAATTAAGATCATTAGAAGGAATTGAAAATTTAATAAAATTAATAACAAATAACAAAAATATAATAAACAATATAAATTACAATTTTATTGATTCTGATGATTATATCAAATTGAAAGATTTGTTTGACAATTTACTTAAATGTGAAAATAAGAATAAAATTAATGAATATATTGAAAATATAGAACAAATGATTATTGAATTAAGGGGGTTTGAAAATTATGTTTTGAAATAAATTATTTTATGGAAAATGTATAAAAATTAATAAAAGATTGAAAATATAATTGTTTGGTAATTATCTTAATAATATGTATTATCAAGATAATAATAAAACAAAATAATATGTGGACAAATAATGATAATAATGATGATAGTGATGATAATGATAATGATAATGATAATGATAATGATAATGATAATGATAATGATAATAATAATGATAATGATAATGATAATGATTATGATTATGATTATGATTATGATTATAATTATGATTATAATTATACTATTAATATAAATTATAGGTGGTACATTAATGATTTAAAAAAATGGGTTGAGGAAGGGAGACAAATTAATGAAAATATTTTTGAATTAAATTTATCAAATTCAAATATTAAAACATTAGAAATTTTGAAAAATTTGGAAAATTTGGTTAATCTGACAAGATTAATTTGTAGTTCCAATCAATTAACATCATTAGAAGGAATAGAAAATTTGATTAATCTGAAAACATTAAATTGTGGTAGTAATCAATTGACATCATTGGAAGGAATAGAAAATTTGAATAGTTTACTATTATTGGAATCATTAGAATGTTATAATAATAAATTGACATCATTAGAAGGAATAAAAAATTTGGTTAATTTGAAATTAGTAGGATGTTATAATAATCAATTAACATCATTGGAAGGGTTAGAAAATTTGGTCAATTTAAGAGTATTATTTTGTCATAATAATCAATTAACATCATTGAAAGAAATAGAAAATTTGGAAAATTTGCTTCATTTGGGTTGTAATGACAATAAATTAAAATCATTAGAAGGAATAGAAATTTTGGTTAAATTAATAAAAAATAATGAACAACTAAAAAATAATATAAATTATAATTTTATAAATTCCAATGACTATATTAAATTGATAAATTTATTCAATAATTTACTTAAGTTTAAAAAAATATGTGAAATTGACAAATATAAAATTGATGGATATATTAAAAAAATAGAACAAATGATTATTGAATTGAAAGGATTTGGAAAATCTGTTTTGAAAGAATTTAGAAAATCTGTTTTGAAATAAATTATTTTATAAAAAAATTGAAAATATAATTATTTGATGATTGTATTATTAAGATAATAATAAAACATAATAATATGTGGAAAATTGATGATTTAAAAAAATGGGATAAATATAGAAGACCAATTGATGAAAATATCACAAAATTAGATATATCATGTTCAAATATTAAAACATTAGGAAATTTGGAAAATTTGGTCAATTTGAAAATTTTAAATTGTAGTGATAATAAATTGATGTCATTAGAAGGAATAGAAAAATTGGTAAATTTGAAAGAATTAGATTGTAGTAATAATCAATTAACATCATTGGAAAAAATAGAAAAATTGGTAAATTTGAAAAAATTGAGTTGTGGAAATAATCAATTAACATCATTAGAAGGAATAGAAAATTTGGTTAATTTGAAAATATTATGTTGTGTATATAATCAATTAACATCATTAGAAGGAATAGAAAATTTGAATAGTTTACTATCATTGGAAGAATTATGGTGTTGTTCTAATCAATTAACATCATTAGAAGGAATAGAAAATTTTATAAAATTGAAAGAATTAGTTTGTGAAAATAATAAATTAATATCATTAAAAGGTATAGAAAATTTGGTTAATTTGGAAGGATTATATTATGCGGAAAATTACTTGATATCATTAGAAGGGATTGAAAATTTAGTTAATTTGAAATATTTGGGTTGTGATTCTAATGAATTAACATCATTAGAAGGAATAGAAAATTTAGTTAATTTGGAAAATTTATGGTGTCATGATAATCAATTAACATCATTAAAAGGAATAAAAAATTTAATTAATTTACAAGAATTATATTGTGTCAATAATCAATTGACATCATTAGAAGGTATTGAAAATTTGATAAATTTGAAAAAATTAAATTGTAGAAATAATCAATTAATATCATTAGAAGAAATAGAAAATTTGATAAATTTGGAATATTTAGATTGTTATGATAATAAATTAATATCATTAGAAGGAATTGAAAATTTGATAAAATTAATAAAAAATAACAAAAATATAATAAATAATGTGGATTACAATTTTATAGATTCTGATGATTATATTGAATTAAAAGATTTGTTTGACAAACTAATGAAATGTTTTGATAAAAATGAAATTAATAAATATATTGAAAAAATTGAAAAAATTATTATTGAATTGAATGGATTTTCAAAATATGTTTTGAAATAAATTATTTTATGGAAAATGTATAAAACTTAGTAATAAAAAAAATTGAAAATATAATTAGTTGATTATTTTATTATTGAAATAACAATAAAACAAAATAATATGTGGTCAATCAATGATTTTAAAAAATGGATTAAAGGAGGAAGGCAAATTAATGAAAATATTACAGAATTAAATATATCATGTTCAAAAATTAAAATATTAGGAAATTTGGAAAATTTGGTTAATTTAAAAATTTTAAATTGTTGTGATAATGAATTGACATCATTGGAAGGTATAGAAAATTTGATAAATTTAGAAAAATTAAATTGTGGAAATAATCAATTAACATCATTAGAATGTATAGAAAATTTGATAAAATTGGAATATTTGGATTGTTTTAATAATAAATTAACATCATTAAAAGAAATAAAAAATTTGGTTAATTTAAAAACTTTATCTTATTTTAATAATAAATTAACATTATTAGAAGAAATAAAAAATTTGAATAGTTTACTATTATTGGAAGAATTAAATTGTGTAAATAATCAATTAACATCATTAGAAGGTATAGAAAATTTGGTTAATTTAAAAATTTTAAATTGTAATAATAATAAATTAACATCATTAAAAGGAATAGAAAATTTGGTTAATTTGAAAATATTATATTGTTCTTATAATCAATTAACATCATTAGAAGGAATAGACAATTTAATTAATTTGAAAAAATTGGAATGTTGTGATAATCAATTAATATCATTAAAAGAAATTGAAAATTTAGTTAATTTGAAAAATTTATATTGTTATAATAATCAATTAATATCATTAAAAGAAATTGAAAAATTGGTTAATTTGGAAGAATTATGTTGTTTTAATAATCAATTAACATCATTAGAAGGAATAGACAATTTAATTAATTTGAAAAAATTGGAATGTTGTGATAATCAATTGACATCATTAGAAGGTATTGTAAATTGTGTTAATTTACAAATTTTAGTGTGTTTTAATAATCAATTGACATCATTAGAAGGAATTGAAAATTTTGTTGATTTGAAAAAATTATATTGTTATAATAATCAATTAACATCATTAGAAGGAATTGAAAATTGTATTAATTTACAAATTTTAGAGTGTTATAATAATCAATTAACATCATTAGAAGGAATAGAAAATTTGATAAAATTAATAAAAAATAACAAAAATATAATAAATTATACAAATTATAATTTTATAGATTCTGATGATTATATTGAATTAAAAGATTTGTTTGACAATTTATTTGAATGTAAAAATAGGAATAAAATTAATGAATATATTAAAAAAATAGAACAAATGATTATTGAATTAAGGGGGTTTGAAAATTATGTTTTGAAATAAATTATTTTATGGAAAATGTATAAAACTTATTATTTAGTAATAAAAAATTGAAAAATAAAAACTTTAATACTTATTTTATTAATATTATTTGGTAAATAATAAAATATGTGGAAAATTGATGATTTTAAAAAATGGGATAAATGTGGAAGACCAATTAGTGAAAATGTCACAGAATTAGATATATCATATTTAAATATTAAAACATTAGGAAATTTGGAAATTTGGAAAATTTGGTCAATCTAAAAATTTTAAATTGTAGAAATAATCAATTAACATCATTAGAAGGTATAGAAAATTTGATTAATTTAGAAGAATTAAATTGTTTTAATAACCAATTGATATCATTTGAAGGAATTGCAAATTTGGTTAATTTACAAAAATTAAATTGTTTTGGTAACCAATTGAGATCATTTGAAGGAATGGAAAATTTGGTCAATTTGGAATGTTTAATGTGTTATAATAATCAATTAACATCAATAGAAGGGATAGAAATTTTTATTAATTTGAAAGAATTGAGTTGTGGTTGTAATCAATTGACATCATTAAAGGGAATAGAAAATTTAGTTAATTTGAAAGAATTAAATTGTTCCAATGGTCAATTAAGATCATTAAAAGGAATAGAAAATTTGGTCAATTTGGAATTTTTGGTTTGTTATGATAATCAATTGACATCATTAAAAGGAATAGAAAATTTGGTTAATTTGGAATTTTTAAATTGTTCTAATAGTCAATTAAGATCATTAGAAGGAATAGAAAATTTTGTTAATTTGGAATATTTATATTGTGAAAATAATGTTCTAACATCATTAGGGGGAATAGAAAATTTGGTTAATTTGGAATTTTTAAAGTGTCATAATAATCAATTAACATCATTAGAAGAAATTGAAAATTTGACTAATTTAAAAAAATTATGCTGTTCTAATAATCAATTAACATCAATAGCAGGGATAGAAAATTTAGTTAATTTGAAAAATTTATATTGTGATAATAATCAATTAACATCATTAAAAGGAATAGAAAATTTGGTTAATTTGGAATTTTTAAATTGTTGTAATAATCAATTGACATCATTAGAAGGAATAAAAAATTTAATTAATTTGAAAGATTTGTATTGTTGTAATAATCAATTGACATCATTAGAAGGAATAAAAAATTTAATTAATTTGAAAAATTTATGGTGTAATAATAATCAATTGACATCATTGGTAGGAATAGAAAATTTTGTCAATTTGGTCAATTTAGAAAATTTACATTGTGATGATAATATGATAACATCATTAGAAGGAATAGAAAATTTAGTCAATTTGAAAAATTTAGAATGTTTTAATAATCAATTAACATCATTAGAAGGAATAGAAAATTTAATTAATTTAGAGAGATTAGATTGTCATAATAATCAATTAACAACATTAGAAAGAATTGAAAATTTAGTTAATTTGAAATTATTAAGTTGTAATAATAATAAATTAACATCATTAGAAGGAATAGAAAATTTAGTTAATTTGATAAAAAACAGTAAAGATAAAAAATATATTGTTAACATTTCATACAATTTTATAAAATCTGATAGTTATGTGGAATTTGAAAATGATTATATTAAATTTGAAGAATTATTTGACAAACTAATAAAATGTTTTAACAAAAATGTAATTAATGAATATATTGAAAAAATAGAACAAATGATTATTGAATTGATGGGTTTTGATAGATATGTGTTGAAATAAATTATTTTATTAAAAAATTGAAAATACAATTATCTGATGATTATATTATTAAGATAATAATAAAACAAAAAATAATATGTGGGAAATTGATGATTTTAAAAAATGGATTAAAGGAGGAAGACAAATTAATGAAAATATCACAGAATTATACATATCATGTTCAAAAATTAAAAAATTGGGAAATTTGGAAAATTTGGTTAATTTGAAAATTTTAAATTGTAGTGATAATCAATTAACATCATTAGAAGGAATAGAAAATTTTGTTAATTTGGAAATATTAAGTTGTAATAATAATCAATTGACATCATTAGAAGGGATAGAAAAATTGGTAAATTTGGAAGAATTAGATTGTGGTAAGAATCAATTAACATCATTGGAAGGAATAGAAAAATTGGTAAATTTAGAAGAATTATATTGTTCTGAAAATCAATTAACATCATTGGAAGGAATTAAAAGTTTGGTCAATTTAATAAATTTAAATTGTTCTGAAAATCAATTAACATCATTGGAAGGAATTGAAAGTTTGGTCAATTTAACAAATTTGTGGTGTTATAATAATCAACTGACATTATTGGAAGGAATAGAAAATTTGGTAAATTTAGAAGATTTATATTGTTCAAATAATACATTAATATCATTAGAAGGAATAGAAAATTTGGTTAATTTAAAAATATTATATTATGATAATAATCAATTGACATCATCAGAAGGGATAGAAAAATTGGTAAATTTAGAAATTTTAAATTGTGATAATAATAAATTAACATCATT